GCGATTTCGATATGCCTGCGGTTGAAGATGGTGACGTGCCAATGGCCAGTGCCAACCTCATGACGCTGAAAGCACTCATCGCCAAGAGCGACGCAAGCACCCAGCTGAAGCCCGGAAACTATGTCGTGGATGATCCGAACAACAACAATCAAAAACAAGAACAGCAATGACACCCAACCCGACAAAAGAAGAAATCGACGCCCTGGAGCACGAGATTCAGCAACAGAGAAAGATGCGCGACCGCATAGTTCATCGCGCAGTAAACCCAGGACGCTAAAACGCACGATAAGTAGATAACATTTTCAAAACGAGAATATGAAACAGACAAGATTCATCCCAACCGACACTTGCGGGCTGCATGTCCGTGAAACGGAGGACGGTCAGCAGAGCCGCACCATCGAGGGCAAGCCCATCGTGTTCGGTGTGCGTTCCGTCAACCTGACACCGTGGAGCGAAACCCGCGAGGTGTATGAGGTGCTGGAGCCTGGATGTATCACAAACGAGTTGTTACAACGCTCTGACGTGATTCTCAATCTGAACCACTCCAGTATGGTGCCCGACGTGCTGGGTCGCTGCAAGAACGGCAACGGCACACTCTCTCTGCGGCTTGCAGGCGACCACATCGAGTGCCGCTGCGACCTGCCCAACACCAACAACGCCAACGACGCTCTGGAGCTGATGCGCCGTGGTGACATCAGCGGCATGTCGTTCGCATTCCAAGACGACTACGCAGACAGCGAGAACGGCGTGAGCTATGAGCGCACAGCCGAGACCCACAACGGCAAGGAGGTGTGGCTTCGTCATGTGAAGCGCATCACCGGCCTCTATGATGTCGCCATCGTCACCCACCCAGCCTACGAGCAGACCACCGTCGGCACCCGCGAGGCATCGGAGGCTATTGACAAGGCCATTGAGGAACAGGTGAAGCGTGAATGTGGCGACGACGAAGCCAAGAAGAAGGCAGAGGAAGAGGAAGCCGCCAAGCGTGCTGCCGAAGAGGAAGCCAAGAAAAAGGCTGAGGAAGAGCAGCGTCAGCTGGAAGAGCAGGAGCAGCGTTTCCGCGAGCAGCAGGCCATGCGCCTGCGCTACCAAGCCCGTCGCATCAACGACGACATCTTAGAATCACTTAATTATTAACCCTATAAAAACGTTTTTAGACATGGAAAAAATGACTAAGACACAGATTCAGGAGCGTCAGATGGCGATCATGAGTCGCATGCACGAGATGGAGGACAAGTCTCGTGAAGCAAATGACGGTAAGATTCTGTTCACCGAGCAGGAGTCTACCGAGTATCGTTCACTCGTTGACGAGTCAGCCGGACTCTCAGCCCGCATCAAGGCTATGGCCAGCGGTAAGGAGCTGCGCGAGATTCAGGAGCGCGAGGAGAAGGGTGCCAAGCTGCGTGAGATGATCAAGAAGTGCGGTATCGAGAAGCGTGCCGAGAGCACCACTGTACTCGCCTTCAAGGACAGCGCAGCCGGTAACGACAACGCTAACCTCGAGGCTGGTGGCCTGATCCCCGTAGAGATTCTGCCTATTATCGACACCAAGGTGCCAGGCATCGAGCTGCCCGACGACCTGAAGATGGCCACAGGCGTGACCGGTACTCAGGTAGTGCCCTATTCTATCAACGACGTGAAGTTCACCGTAGAGGGTGAGGTTACCAAGGTTGGCGAGCAGGCACTTGACTTCGCCCACATTAAGGCTAACCCACAGCGTGTTGCCGCATCTGTTGCCGTATCGTTCCGCGCTATCGACAACGCTGCATTCGACATCATCGCCTTCATCACCTTCAAGTTCTCTAAGGGTTGGGCAATGTTCCGCGCTCTGCATGTTTATGCTCACGGTGAGTACACCAAGTTGCAGTCACCATTCGGCAAGGTTACACCAGTGGAGCTGGCACTCGACCAGAACATCGGTAAGAACCTGGCCAAGGAGATTGCCAAGATGTACGACCTCGGATTCGAGGGCGAGCCCGAGATCATCATGGACAAGACCACCGAAACCGACCTGGCATTCACCAAGCTCATCCCCGGCACAACCGATTCGAGCCGTACCGTTGTTGAGGGTGGCCGCTGCGTAGGTTACAAGTACAAGGTATCGCCTTACGTGGACTATGCAATCGCCAGCAATGGTGTTGCCTCTAAGGACGCCACATACCGCTACATCGCCATCGGTCACTTCGGCTACCTGGCAGAGCAGCAGCATGGTGAGCTCCGCTTCAACATCGACGGCACAAGTTCTGCCAACTTCGACCGTGGCACAGTAGTTATCGGTATGGATACCGACTACTCACTGACCGAGCTCTCAGGTAAGGTGAACGGCGGCGACGGCACACCCCAGGCCTTCAAGCTCATCAAGCTCATCGAGCCCGCATCTTCTAACGAGATCGGCGACTAAACCCTCTCATCACGTCTTCTTTCGGGCATAGTTCCTGACCGCTCGGTAGCTCCGATGCAGCAGCAATAGGTTGTCTGCCGGGCGGTTTTTAAAGAAGACCATACGAAACGAATAGTATTAATCACAACATCGCAAAAGTAGTTATCCATGTTCAAGCTCGACGAACTTCTCTACAATGCCATCTGTGCAGATGCCGAACTCATGACCATCATTGGCGGTCGCGTGGAATCGACCTGCTTCGAGGTATCGCCCGAAGAAACGGACAACACCCCCCTGCCCTACATCGTCATCCGCGACGAGGGCAAGCAGCCTGCACAAGAGACAAAGGACGACGACTGGATGCCGAGCATGTTGCAGATGGGCGCAGCGATAGAAGTAGGGGCGAAAGACCCGAAAGCCGTGGACGACATCGTGATGATGGCCATGCGTGCTGTCAACAACTACGTCACCACCCTCTACGACCAAGGCGACTACATTCCCAACCTGCTGGAGGGATTTCCGAAGACCGACGGCGTGGCATGGGACTGGATGAAGCCATGCTACTGGGACTTGGTTCACTACGCTTGCGACGTTGATAACAACGAGTAACAACTATGGGAATCATTAAAGGACAAAACCTCCGTGTCATGGTAGGCGGCAAGTGCATCGCTATGGCGACCTCGTGCCAAATCCATATTGGAACCCAGCTCGAGGATAGTTCTACCAAGGACTCCACAGGCGACTGGCAGGAGCAGGAGGTGACGGGCTTGAACTGGGACGCGACCACCGACTCGCTGGTTACACTGGAGGACAACGGTGTCAACGGTGAACTGCCACAGGACCTGATGTCGCTCATTCTGAACAAGACCAAGGTGACGCTGTCGTTCGACCAGACGGCAGGCACTAACAACCGCGTCGGTCAGAACAGCGTCATCAAGCGCAGCGGCTCGGCCTATCTCACCGACTACAACCTGACAGCCCCCAACCGTCAGAACTCGACGCTGAACTGCAAGTTTACAGGTACGGGGCCGTTGGCATAACTGAATACTTATCTCTCTGAATAAAATGTCAATCGTCAAGTCCTGCCGCCGCGTAACATCAGCGGCGGGACTTTTCACAACCCTAAAAACAGAAAGAAAATGGCAACTATAAAAGGTCAGAACCTTCGCATACTATTGCATCAACCAGCATCACTGGTACGTCCGGCTTGCATAGCCGCAGCCACCTCGTGCACGGCACACATTGCGTTGCAGTTGCAAGATGACAGCAACAAGGACGACGACAACGACTGGGTACAGCAAGAGCCTGTTGGAGTGAACTGGGAGGTGGACGTTGAAGCACTCGTCGTGAACGACGGCGAAGGTGGTTACACTGTTGACGAGCTCATCGTTGGTAACGAGTACGACGTGAAGTTCAGCCGCACGCTCGGAACCATGAACCGCACCACCACCAACAGCCGCGTCAACATGACGGGAACTGCTATCCTGTCAGACCTCACCATCAACGCGCAAGTGGGCAATATTGCCACCTACACCGCCAAGTTAACGGGAAACGGAGAACTATACCAAGAATCCTAAAAAACAACAAAAAGGAATTATGATCACGAAAGAATTAACCATCTGCGGAAAGCAGGTAACGCTGGCATACTGCTATGCCACGGAAATAAGCTACAAGGTATTGACAGACGAGGACATCGAGGTGTTCATGGGTGAGGTTAATGTGGCACTCACTAACGAGAAAATGCCAGATGTCAAGAAGAGCGTCATGCTCATTTTGGCATCCATGATGTCATACTATGAGTTCAAGGACGAGAATGCACCCATCACCGACAAGGAACTAATGGCCAACATCACCCCCGTTGAACTTGGCAAGGCCATCGGTACCATCATAGGCCTTCGCAGCAAGTTCTACTACGTCCCCGAGGAAGAACAGAAAGAAATGGACAAGGGCCAAGACGGAGACGAAAAACCAAAAAACGCCTGAACGCCCTCGACTATTTCCAAATATTCGTGGGCGAGAAAGGAATGAGCCGCACCGACTTCCTCTACCGCATTAACTTCGTGGAAGCGCAACGTTTGATGCGAGGCTTCAGCCGTAGGAACTGCGAGATGTGGAGTGCCATCCGCTGGATGACCTTCAACGTTATGGCGACAATGCCATACGTGGACTTAAAGAAAGCCTGCATCCGTAATCCGCAAGACCTCATCCGTTTTCCTTGGGACAACATGGATGAAGACGAGGCAGGGAATAGCGACATTCTGAGCGACGAGCAAATACAACGCATGCAACAGATGATGCGCGAAGAGAACGAACGGCTGAAAAACGTTGGAAAGTAAACCCCCGACAACATATCGGGGGTTTTATATATGGCATTAGTAATTGACGACACACTCATTAGCAACGTGGCGGACAACCTCAAAGCCGCTATGACCACCGACCCAAATATGAGGAAGGCGATACAGCAGCATATCCGTGAGGCTCTGTTCGAGGCCCGCAGGGAGATAATGAATTCTGCCAACTTTGCAAACGGAGATCCCCGTCAGTCTTTGCGTGCCATCCGCACGTCGGTATATGAGAAAGTGCTGGGTGGACAAATCAACATCAAGAAAGCCAAATCAGAACATGGAGGCGGCAACAGTTACACGCCACCGCGCAAACTTACACCAGGACAACGTGGTGGAAACCGACGACCAAGAAGCGAAAGAACGGAGCAGATAAACAGAGGCTCACCCCTCGACAGAGGTTGGATTCTGAATATACTGAACAAGGGAACCAAGACCCGCGTCATCGGATT